CCCGGTAGCGGCGGAAGGCGATGCCGCCGAAGCTGACCTCGTCGGCCACGCGGCCCCGCAGATCGGCCGCGGCGGCGGTGTTGAGGTAGGTCTCGCGCACCTCCTTGTGGGCGACGAGATCGGCGAAGAAGGCCGAGCCGCATTCGGCGCGCACCTGCACGGCGCCCGCGGCGAGCCCGCCCATCGATTCCTCTACGCTCTCGATCAGCGCCTGGCAGCGCTTCCTGAGCGCGCCCGAGGCCGGGGTCTGGTTGTCGAGGTCGAAGTCGATCTCGGCCGCGGGGGCGATGTTGAACTCGGTGAAGTAGTTCACCACCGTGGCGTGGTCCTTCGGGTCCTTCACGATGCCCTGGATGCCGTTCAGCAGGTGATACTCGAAGGTGAACTCGGCGTCCTGGCGCAGCCGGCGCAGCTTGTGGGCGACCTCGGTCTGGACCTGCTGGACCGCGGATTCCGAGCCGAAGTCGCGCACCGACTGGATCTCGGAGGCCCAGAGCACGTCCTGCTTCTTGAACTGCCGGCAGACGAAGGCGCGCATCTCGCGCCGCTCGGGCACCTGCTGCTCGTAGGCCGAGCCGCGCTCGGAGAAGGGGATCAGCGACAGCGTGCCGTCGCGGCTCTCGATCATCACGGTGCGGGCGCGCACGCCGCGGTTGGAGAAGAGGCCCGAGCCCGACAGCAGCGCCGGCCTGAAGGGGATGTTCTCGAGCGCGCGGGTGAGCTCGACGATGGTGAAGGCATCGCCTTCGAAGATGTCCATGGTGGCCATTGATGCCTCCGTTTCGGGGATGGGGTGCGTCAGCGCACGAGGATGCCGGCCGCCAGCAGCGCGGCATGGGCCGCGGCGATCTCGCCCTCGGTCGGGGTGCCGGCGAAGACGAGGTCGTGGCGGTTGACGATGGCGGGGCCGCGGACGACGGCGACGGCCGGGGCGTCGCCCGCGGTCGCGTCGGCCTTGCCCCAGATCAGCGCCACGGCGGTCTCGGTGCCGTCGGTGGCGGCGGGATCGTGGGCAGCGTACTTTCCCGAGGCGGTGATGCGGCCGAGCACCGTGCCCGGCTCCAGCCTGCCGGCGGCGATGGTAACGGTCTCGCGGGTGTAGTCGCGGAAGGCCTCCCAGACGAGGAAGCCGCCGGGGTGTTTGCCTTCGCCCAGCGTGGTCATGGGGTTATCCTTTCACTTTGAAGGTGCGGGCGACGATCTCGCCCCAGGGGCGCGCGGCCGATTGGCGGCCGGGCTGCGGGTGATGGGGCGCGATCTCGGGCTCGGCCTCGGCGCGGGCGGCGAGAAGGGCTGCGCGGACCTCGTCGAGGCTGGTGTCCTCTCCGAGGAAGCGGCCCGCCATCTGCGGCTGGCCGGCGAGGCGGCAGAGGCGGCGCTACCGCCGATGTAGACAGAGGCCGTACCTTCGTGCCACTTCAACACGCTGCGGATCGCCGCTTCAACTAGCGTCGCCTCTCTGCCAGGCCAGTGGCGCAGGCATCTCGTACCAGCTTCCCCTGTCGGCGTTCCCACGGGGGCGGTTACTTACTTTCGCTTGCGGGTCGGCGGCAGCCTTCTCGCTGAGGTCTTTTCCTGTTGGCGCTGGTATTGCCATCTGCGTCAAAGAATGGTACAGATCTGAGAGTAATTTCGAAGGCATCCAAAATGTTCGACCGTGCTGCCGGATCGCCAGACCACCGCCTAGGCCGTTACGACCATGTGATTGTTCATGTGACAGCCACGAAAGGGAGCATGGATATCGGTGCTGCGGAGGTCGACAGATGGCACCGGAACAGGGGTTGGCGAGGCTGCGGCTACCACGCTGTCATTCGCCGCAACGGCCTTTGGGAAGACCACGACGGCGGCTTCTCCGCTCGACCGATTGGACACTGTGGCGCCCACGTAGGAGACTGCGGACCGGGGTGGAACTGCCGATCTTTCGGCATTTCCATGGCGGGCGGCATTGACGACAACGGGCAGCCAGAGAACAATATGACATTCGTCCAGATCCAAGCCCTTCGAACCGGGATCGAGACTTTTCTTAGGCTTCATCCGAATAGAGGGGCAGTTCGTGTCATCGGTCATCGCGATCTGATCCGGCAAACCGGAGCGCCGCCGAAAGCGTGTCCTTGCTTCGATGTGATCCCGTGGTGGAACAGCTTGTCGACCGAGGACGATGAGGACGATGCGGGGTCCAACTTCACCACGCCGATGACCCTCGGCGATACGTGGACGGTACGTTCTGGGGACACCCTGAGTCGGATAGCTTCGGACTCGGGTGTGGGTTTATCGGCGTTGTTGCGCCTGAATCCTAGCATCACCAACCCCGATCAGATTCAGGTAGGTCAAGTGATCAAATTGCGATAGGCGGAGCCGGGAATGGGCGCGCAGTATCGGTGCGATTGGTTGATGCTGATGTCGCACCGGTGACCTGAGTGTCCCAGGACCTCGTTCGGGAGCGCAGGCCGAGACCCATCGCGGGTGCGGCGTCGGCGGGGTTCTTGCGATCGACCTCCTCGACGTCGTAGCCAGTGGCTTCGACCACCTTGCGCCGCGATGTGATGCCCGCCTCCATCGCCAGCACCTACGCCTGGATATCCTTGAGCGGATCGACCCAATCCCAGCGCGGCGGGATCCACTGCACCGCCCGGAACCGCCCCGGCGCCGCCGCATGGCCCGGCAGGTCGAGCGCGCCCGCCAGCACCGCCGTCTCCATCCAGCGCGCCCAGACCGGCCGGCAGAGCTGATGCGCGAGCACGCCGTGCTGGAGCTGCTGCACCCGCCTGCGGAACTCGACCAGCTCCGCCCGCAGGCTCGAATAGTTGGCTTGCCGCACGTCCCCGGTGACCAGGTGATAGGGCAGCCCCAACGAGGCCGAGACGGCGAGCAGCGTCCGGTACTGGAACGCCTCGTAGCCGCCGCCCACATCCGCGGGCGAGGAGAACTTCACGTCCTCGCCGGGCAGAAGCACCTGCATGGTGCCCGGCTCGAGGCTGGCGAGAGCCGCGCCGTCCGGATCCGCCTCGGCCTCGCCCATCATGGGCTCCTCCGGCGCGGTCTTGGTGATGAACCCCGCGAACATCGCCGCGGTCTTCTTCCGGTCCAGCTCGGCGTCGTCGTACTGGTCGAGCAGGAAGAGCCGCACCATGGCGGGCGCCACATGCGGCAGGCCCCGGATCTGGCCCGCGTCGATGGGCCGGTAGATGTGCAGCACGTCCCCGGCCGGCACGCGCACCGTCTCGGGGATGACGTCGCCCCGATCCGTGCTGTCGCCCGGATGCCGCCGGCGGAAATGATAGGCCACCCGCCGGCCGATGGCGTCGAACTCGATCCCGCAGCGCAGCCGGTTTCCGTTCGCCGCGGTGCCGGTCTTCTCGAAGGGCAGCATCTCCGACTGCAGCAGCTGCAGCTGCAGCGGGACCGTCAGCCCGTCCTCGGCCCGGCGCGGCCGCAGCCGGACGAAGCACTCGCCCGCGACGAACATCTCCCGCGCCACCATCGCCTGCAGGCCGTAGAAATCGGTCAGCCCGTCCGCATCCGCCTCGTCGGTCCAGGCCAGCCACAGCCGCTGCACGCGATCCCGAAGCACCGCATCCTCGATCAGCGAGGACGGCTTGATCCCGTCGCCGACGAGGTTCGCGGCAAAGGCCTCGCAGGCGTTCGCCGCGTAGCCGTTGGTCACCACCAGCTCGCGCGCCCGCGCCAGCAACCGCGGCCCGCCCGAGGCCACCAGCGCGTTGATGTTCTCCAGCGGCGGGTTCCAGCCCCGCAGCCGCCGCCGCGCCATGGCGCCTTCGAGCCGGGCGCGCACTGCAGCAGGGCCGCCGGTTGCCCGGCGGCGGAACCTGTCGAACAGACCCATGGCGTCACAGCCCCTTCGCCGTCGTCACGCGCACCTGCCGCACGATCCGCCGCCCCTCGGCAGCCGCGATCTCCCGCTCCAGCGCCTCCAGCGCCCGGTCGATCTCCGCCAGGCTGCGATACTCCACGGTCTTGCCGTCGTAGCTCACGCGCGCGACCCCGGAGGACCGCTGCGCCAGCAGCGCCTCGCGGCGGGCCTTCAGCTCTGCGATTGTGGACATGGGGCCCGCCTTCTATCCTCGGGACGTCGCCATCCGGAGGCTGCCCGTGTCGGAAACCATCGCCCGCGTCCGCATCGAACTCGAAGGCACCGACCCCTTGGTCTGGCGCTGCTGCGACCTGCCGCTCTCGACCACGCTGGCCACGCTGCACGACCTCATCCAGGTCGCCATGCGCTGGGACGACGATCATCTCCACGAGTTCGTGGTGGGCGAGAAGGTCTACGGCATCCCCCATCCCGAGGACGCCATCTACGAACGCAAGGTCTACCAGTCGAAAGGGGTCCGCCTGGGAATCCTGATCGACCGCGGCGTGCGCGCGTTCCTCTACGTCTACGACTTCGGCGACAACTGGCAGCACCGCATCACCATCGAGGACGTCAGGCAGGGCGAGCCCGACGTGGAATACCCCCGCTTCGTTGCAGGCGCCCGCCGCGCGCCTCCCGAGGATGTCGGCGGCACCACCGGCTTCGCCGAATTCCTCGAGGCCGTCACGGATCCCGACCACGAGGAACACGACCGCATGCTCACCTGGTGCGGCGGCACCTTCGATCCCGACGACATCGAAGAACGCCATGTCCGGATGATCTTCGAGGATTTCGCCGCCCGGCGCCGCGGTCCACTGAAGAGCCACCGCACCGGCAAGCGTCCCTGGCACTGATCAACCGTCACCGCATGTAGCTCGACCGCACCGTCCTCCGCCGCGGCGCCACGCGTGGCACCGCCGGGCCGGCCGCCGGAGCCTCCGCGCCCGGCTTGTCGCCCACCTTCATCCCAAGCTGGGCCTCCAGATCGGCCCACCGCGCTTCCGGCCAGCGGTCGGCGCCAGCGATCCAGGCGGCGGCGCGGGCGTAGACGCGGCAGTCCAGTGCCTCGTTGCGCTCGCGCAGCTTCTGCCATTCGAGCTTGGTGAAGCCGCGCCGGGTCTTCACCGTCACCAGCTGCTCGGCGGTGAACTGCTTGAGCCACTCGCCGTCGGCCCAGTTCGGCAGATGCACCGTTCCGGCCGGGAACGATGCACCGGCGGCGTTCGGCGGACTTACGCCGCGCCACTGGCGCGACGGTTCCGCCTCACCCTCGGCCGTTGGGCGCTCCTGGCGCAGGAAGCGGTAGGTCTCGGCCTTGAAGGTCGCGGTTGCGACGGTCCAGAGCCGGGCGCCGCGGCGCAACCGCCGGCCGGCGACGGTGGCGTCGACATAGGTCGGTCCCGTCACCGGGCTCGACCGGTTGAAGCCCTCGACGCCCTTGACCGGGGCGACCTGCGCGAAGCCCACGGCCCGGGCCCAGCCGTAGACGGCGCTGGTCTCGAAGCCGGTGTCGATGGCGAGCCGCGCGATGGTCAGGTGCTGGCCGTTCGCGTGAGCCCAAGTGCGTCCGAGCAGCTCGGTCAGCTTCTGCCAGCAGGCCAGATCGCCGGGCCCGCCCTCGAGGACGATGTGGTCGACCAGCCAGCTTTCGAGACCCCGGCCCCAGGCCCATACATCGACCTCGATCCGGTCCTTCTGCACATCGGCGCCGGCGGTCAGAAACAGCCCGCCCGCCGGCACGGTGCCGGGTGCCCACGCCTCGCGGCGGTCGGCCAGCCGCTGCCAGTCGGGGGCCTCGCCGGTTTCCATCCAGGTCTCGCCGAGGATGGTGTTCCGGAACGCCCGCATGGCTTCGTCGCTGCCTCTCGCCGCCTCATGCGCCCGCGCGATCCGCGCCCAGCTCAGCCAGCCCACCGGCGAGTAGAGCGCCGAGAGGTGGTAACCCACCGTCAGCGGGTCGGCGGCCGTGGCGGTGGGGCGCCATTCCCCCGCCGCGAGCATCGCCGTCTTGTGGTGCTCGGCGATGGGCGCCTCGCAGCCCTCGCAGTGATAGGCCGCGGTGTCAGGCTGGCCTGCCTCCCAGCGCAGCCGCTCGAACTTCAGCCATTGCGCATGGCCGCAGTGCGGGCAGGGCACGAAGAACCGCCGCTGGTCGGAGGCCTCGAACTCCCGCTCGATCCGCGACAGCCCCCGGATCGTGGGCGTCGAGACCAGGAATACCTTGCGCCGATGGGCGAAGGTCAGCGAGCGCGCCTCGGCCAGCGTGACCGGATCGCCCTCCTCGTCGGCCGAGGCCGGATAGGCATCGACCTCGTCGAGGAAGATGTAGCGCGCCGGGGTGGAGCGCAGCCCCACGGCCGAGTTCGCCCCGGTCATGATCAGGATGCCGCCGGCGAACTCCTTGGACAGCATGGTGTTGCCGGCGTCACGCGAGCGCGCGGGCTTCACCCGCTCGCGCAGCTCGGGGCTCTCCTCGATCAGCGGGTCGATCCGCTGGCGCGAGTTGCGCTTGGCCAGCTCCACTGTCGGCTGGACCGCCAGCATCGGCCCCGGCGCATGGTGCATCACGAAGCCGATGAAGCAGTTGCCCGCTTCCGTCGCACCCACCTGCGCGGCCTTCATGAACACGACCCGCTGCATCGGATCACCGGGGCTGAGCCGGTCCATGATCTCGCGCATGTAGGGCGTGCGCGCGGTCCGGTACCGCCCCGGCTCGGCAGAGGCGCGCGAGCTGAGCCAGCGGTGCCGGTCGGCCCATTCCGACACGGTCAGATCCGGGTCGGGGCGGATCCCGCGCGACCAGGCCCGCAGGAGAGCGCCGGCGCCGTCGAAGCCGGCAACGTCATCATCCAAGCCGAGGTCTGACCTCGGAGAGACCTTCGAGCTGGGCGCGGACATGGGCTTCCAGGACCTTCTGCATCAGCGCCGCCTCCACCTCGCCCCCGTCCCCCAGCGCCGCGGTCAGTTCCGCCGCCATCAGCGCGGCGGCCCGCGCGGGCCAGGTGACCCAGGCATCGCGCTCCTCCCGCGCCAGCCGGAACATCAGCGTCTCGGCCCGCGCGCGGTCCACCAGCTCGCCCTTCAGCTTCTGGAGCCGGAGGCGCCGCTCCTGCGCCTTCAGCACTTCGTTCGCGGTCTTCGCCTGCAGGAAGGTCGTGCCGCCGCCCACCGCGGGCGCCGCCAGCCCCTGCTCGCGGAGCGTATCGCCCACCGCGGCGACGGCGGCCTCGGGCACCGGCTTCAGCTTCGGCGCAGGCGGCCTGCGGGTCTTGGATGGGTCCGTGGTCTTCGCCCGGCGCACATCGCTGGCAGCCGCGTCGATCGAGCCGTCGGGAAACAGCACCAGCCGTTCCGCCGCCTTCGCCTTCTGGATCGCGCCCCGCGACAGCCCGACATGCGCGGCGTACTGGCGCTCGCTCATGCCCTGCATCGCCGGCTCCGATTATCATTCAAAGTCATGTGCTTATCGAGTTGATAAGCCTCGGAAGCGGAGCGAACGTGTCTCCGGAAGGACGATGCAACTCACCACGGAGCCCCGACCATGACCGCCCCTGCCACCACCACCGATCTCATCCGCGCCGCCGCGCACGCCCTGATCCGCCGCGACACGCTCGCGATCGAGGACCTCGCCCGCATCAGCGAAGGCTGGCTGCAGAGCGACGACGAGGCCGAGGCGCAGCGCCTGCTCCTGCAGGCCATCCTCGAAGCCGCCTGCCTGCTCGAGGGCGAGCCGAGCGACCTCAGCGCCGAGATCGAGGACGAGGGCGCCGTCCTGTTCGACGCCGAGTGAGCCCCGGCACCCTCAAGACCGGAAAGATCCCCGCCATGCCCCGCCGCAAGACCGACCCCACCGCCGCCCGCGACGCGCTGATCCTCGAGATCGCGCAGCGCCGCTTCTTCCTCGAGACGCTCGAGACCCGGAACTCCGACCGCCTCGACTTCCACGACGTCGCCGTCTGGGCGCTCCGCGACGCGCTCGCGGAGGCCTACGAGGCCGGACGCCGCGCCGCCAGCCAATCCTGAAGGAACCCCGCCATGAGCACCATCACGATCCGCATCGACCACGCCGCGCTGCCCGAGCCCTTCGACCGCGACCACCCCGACGCCGCCGCCGAGGCCATCGAGGCGGCCCTGCGCGCGGGCGGGATCGCCGCCGAAGCCTCGGACGTCATCTCCCATCTCAAGATCGAGCTCCCCACCGCCCAGCTCGCCGCCGCCAGCACCCTGCTGGCCGGGCTGCGGCTGATCTGACGGAGGATCCCCGATGAGCACCCGCGCACAGATCGCCATTCAGATCGGGCCCGAGGAATGGGCCCATGTGTACTGCCATTACGACGGCTATCCCGAGCACATGCTGCCCGCGTTGGCACCGTGGACACCCGAGGACATCCTCGCCGCGAAGGAAATCCGGCAGGTCCGGGCCGACGAACTCGACTGCTTCGATCCGCCCCGCGAGCCCCCGATCCTGCCGCGCCCGACCTGCGAGCTCTGCCACCTCTATGTCTGGCAGGACGGGGCCTGGATCGACCGGACCGACACGGACGGATGATCAGAAAGCACTGATATTGCTCCGGATTGCCTACGACAATCGCCGCAGCAGAGCGATGGTCGGATCACAAGGACGATGCAACTCAGCCCACGGAGCCCGCCATGACCCGCCCGATCCCGCCCAGCCGCAACACCGATTACGGCTTCTACGGCACCATCACCGCGACGCCGCTGCGCGACCGCACCTCGGATGCCTTCTGGACCCTCGCCGCGACCCGCATCGCCGCCGCCGCGGACTGCGGGACCGAAGCCGAGATGGACGGAGTGCGCGACTTCCTCGACAGCCGCATGGGCCGCCACTTCGCCGACGAGCTGACAGGCCGCATGGCCCGCGGCACCCCGGCCGAACAGGCGCTCGACGAGACCGTCGCCGCATGGTCCGCCCGCACCATCAGCCGCGCCACCGAGCGCCACGAGGGCATCCCCGCCGGCCTGCCCGCGCTGGTCGGCTGGGTCCACCACTTCGCCATCTACGCCGAGGCCGAGGGCGACGACGCCTGACCGCGCCCCCCTCCGGAACCCCGCCGCGCCGCCCCGAGGGAGCGCGGCTCGGGGTGGTAGAAGCCCCCGCATCCCGCGCGGGCCGAAACGGGAGACGACCCATGACCACGCTTTCCGACACCCAGCTCGTGATCCTCACGGCCGCCGCGCAGCGCGCGGATCGCAACGTCCTGCCGCTGCCCGGCAGCCTCCGCGGCGGCGCCGCCACCAAGGTGGTGGGCGCGCTGCTCTCCCGCGGGCTGATCGCCGAGACCGCCACCGACAGCCGCACCCGCGCCGACGCAGCACTCAACCGGATCTGGCGTAACGACGAGGACGGCCGCGCGATCCTGCTGCACATCACCGACGCCGGCCTCGCCGCCATCGGCATCGAGAGCGACACCGCCGACAACGCGCCCACGGGCGCCGAGACGGCGGCGGACGCGAGACCCAAGCAGGACGGTCCCGCCGCGACCGATGCGGCGCCCACGACGCGCACACCGCGGACGGGCACCAAGCAGGCGACGCTGATCGCCATGCTCCGCGCCGAGGGCGGCGCCAGCATCGAGGAGATCACCGCCGCCACCGGCTGGCAGTCCCACACCGTCCGCGGCGCGATGTCCGGCGCCCTGAAGAAGAAGCTCGGCCTGACCATCACCTCCGAGAAGATCGAAGGCCGGGGGCGCTGCTACATGATCGCCGAGGGCTGATCGCGCAGCGACGGCGAGGCCTAGCGCCCGATCTGGCGCTGCTCGAGGGTCTCGTCGTCGCCGTCCGACTTCATCACGTTCGCGATCAGATGGTTCACCATCTCCCCGAAATACGTGGTCAGTTCCCGGTGCAGCTCCTGGAACTCGGCCGCGATGGTCTGCTCGAACGCGGCCTTCCGGACCCGGACCATGACCGTGGTCCTCCGCTGCCGCGGATAGCGGTAGGGCTGCACCCCGTGCTTGCGGCAGAGCGCCACGAACAGGCGCACCGACCAGACGTCCGGCAGCGAGTACTGCAGCTCGATCTCCGGCTCCTCGGTCGCCGGCCCTGCTAGATCGAGCCGCGCCTGCAACCGCTCCAGCGCGGCGCCGGCCGCGGCGCGCTCCCCGGCGGTCGCCCCGCGGGAGAAGAGCGCCTCCAGCTTGGCCAGCCGCTCCCGGATATCGCCGTCGTCCCGCATCCCGTCCGCCCGTCCCTTCCGATGGGGTCAGGCGTAGACCATCCGACCGGGATGGGGTCAAGCAAACGGCCCCGCCCCGCGGAGGCGCTCGAACAGCCGCCGGAGCAGGTAGCTACGGGCGAGCGAGACCATCACGAACGCCATGCCGATGGCCAGATGCTCGACCAGCGCGGCCTCGAGGCCGAACAGCGGGAACACCGCCAGCTGCGTGGCAATGGCGAGGACGTAGCCCACCACGACATTGGTCGTGGCCTCGACGAAGGACATCACGCGGCTCTGCTGCATCGCAGGCTCTCCAGAAACGCCGTCACGAATTCCGCCGCGAGCGGCGGCACGATCGCATTGCCGTAGCCCCGCAGGAGCCCCATGCGGCCGGATACCCCATCAGCCAGCGGGAATGCTCCGGGCTCAACGGGGCGCCAGCGGCCGTCCCGGCAGAGGAGCCAGTCAGGATCTCGCCAGACGCCGTGCGTCGGGTCGGCCCCCGCAGGGTCGGCGGTGGGTCCGTCCAGGTCACCATCGCCACCGTCCGGCGGCTCGCATCGGTGTTGCCGGCGGCGTTGTATCGCCCCGTCGCCGGGGAACCCGCCATCGCCGTCGGCCAGCCCGCAAGCCAGACCTGTCGGCCAAGCAGCGCGTTGATCGGCACCGCCCGGCATTCCGAGCCGTCCTTGTGATCCCGCGCCGAGGCCGTGGCCCAGCCCGCCTGCGCCTCGCTCCAGGGCGACGGCGCCGAAGAACAGCCGCTGTCGGATGTGCGGGGCGCCGACGCCCGCAGCCGGCAGATCGGCCGCCGCGACGGCGTAAGATGCCGCCTCCAGGTCAGCCGCCAGAGCGTCGAACCACGCCCAGCCAGCCGGACCCGAAGCCGCTGTTCGAGTCGCTCCGCCAACCGGGCCGAGCACGGCCGCGCTGGCGACCTGCTCGCCGAAGACGAGCCAGGGTCGGCAGCCGGCGACGAGCCGCAGGAAGGCGGGCGCGAGATGACGGTCATCGTCCTGTCCCTTGCGCTGCCCGGCCTGGCTAAAGGGTTGGCAGGGCGGCGAGCCGGTCCAGACGGACACATCCCCGGCCACGCCGGCGAGGCGCAGCGCGTAGGGCCAGCCGCCGATCCCGGCGAAGAAATGGCATTGCGCGAAGCCGCGCAGGTCGGCGGGCTCCACGTCCAGGATGGAGCGCCCGTCCACCTCGCCCGCAGGCAGCAGTCCGGCCGCGGTCAGCTCCCGCAGCCAGGCGCAGGCCGCGGGATCGGCGTCGTTGTAGTAGACGGCCATCAGGCAGCGGCGTCGGCCGTCTTGCCCAGCCGCTCGGCCCGCACCGAGGCGAAGGTCCGGCCATCGCCGTCGAGGATCGCGTCGCGGCCGGTCTCGGCCTGCCAGCGTTCCACGGCAACATCGACATAGGCCGGGCTGATCTCCATCGCGAAGACGCGCCGGCCGTTGGCCTCGCCGGCCATGATCTGCGAGCCGGAGCCCGAGAACGGCTCGTAGCAGAGCCCGCCGCGGGCGACGTGTTGGCGCATCGGGATCCCGAAAGCGTCGAGCGGTTTCGGCGTCGGATGGTCGGGCCGCTCGTCCTTGGCGAAGGACGGCATCTCCCATGTCGAGGGCAGCGTCTGCTCGGCGACCTTTGGCGGGCGGTTCGGGCGGCGCCAGCCCATGAAGCAGGGCTCGTGCTTCCACAGGTAATGCGACCGGGTGAGCACCCCGCGGTCCTTCACCCAGATGATCTGCTGGTGGACGAAGGCCCCTGCCTTCTCCCAGCACGCCTCGAGCATCGCCTGGCGGCGCGAGGCGTGCCAGCAGTACCAGGCGGCATCCTCGGTGATGGCCTCGGCGACCGCGGCGGCGATGAAGCCGTCGTAGAGCTCGGCGCCCTGGCTGCTGTCGTCCCAAGTCACGCCGTAGGACTGAGACCAATCCTTGTTCCGGGTCGGGTGGTTCGAGCCGTCGTAATCGACGAGGTATGGCGGGTCGGTCGCGAACAGGATCGCCCGTTCGCCGTTCATCAGGTGGCGCACGTCGGCCGCGCTGGTGCTGTCGCCGCAGAGCAGTCGGTGGTCGCCAAGGATCCACAGGTCGCCCGTGCGCGAGGCCGGATTGCGGGGCGGTTCGGGGATGGTCACCGGCGGCACGGAGCCCCCGGCACCACCTTCTTCCCCGTCCCCCTCCGGCACGAAGGCCAGCAGCTTGTCGAGTTCGCCGTCCGAGAAGCCGATCAGCGACAGGTCGAAATCCTCGGCCAGCAGGTCGTTCAGTTCCGCCGACAGCAACGCCTCGTCCCAGGTTCCGAGTTCCGTCAGCTTGTTGTCGGCCAGACGATAGGCCCGCCGCTGCGCCTCGGTCAGGTGCCCCAGCACGATCACCGGCGCCTCGGTCAGCCCCAGCTGCGTTGCCGCCAGCACCCGGCCATGGCCCGCGATCAGCTCCCCGTCCTCGGCCACGAGGCAGGGCACGGTCCAGCCGAACTCGGCCATGCTGGCGGCGAGCTTCGCGACCTGGTCCGCGCCATGCACCTTCGCGTTCTTCGCGTAGGGCTGCAGGCGCGACAGCGGCCAGTGCTCGATCCGCTCGGGGGCGAAGGCGAGGGTCATGTGGGTTCCCGTCGATGATCGATCGGCATTGGCCGGATGGACTCCGGCGCGGGAGGATCCACCGGCTTCCGGCTGGACTCCGGCATCCGCCGGGTATCCATCCCGAGCGGCCGGTCAGGCGTTTGAATTCACGAGGCATTCAGGTCGGTGCCGGTGGACTCCGGACCCCGGTGGCTTCCCAAAAAATCGGCCCTGACGCTGGCGAAGTTCCGGGCTGCGCCCCCCAGCATACGTTTCGGCCCGGAAAGGAACCGAAAAACAATGGCTTGGCGGTTTGGTTCAGGCCCGCCCGGCGGGCGCTTGCCCGGAAAAACCCGTCTCCGGGCGGGTCTCGGAGTGCGTTTGCGTCGGACCAGCGGTGCGCATCTGCCCCCCGCCAACCCGTGTCCCCGGTCCCGTCCCGGCCCGCATCGCCGCTCCGCTGGCTTCCTCTCCGGACCCCGGCTGGACCCCGGAAGCCACCGCCGGTGACCACCCGAAACGCGAAGGGGAGAGCCTGCCCTCCGGCGCACCCTCCCCATCATGCCTTTCAGGTAGCACGATCCTGTTGCAGATGTCGAAGGAAAAAGTGTTGCAACACTCTGGAGTCGTTCACGCATTCAGCCGCGCGGCGATCTTCGTCAGCGCCAGCTGCCAGCGACGCCAGGCGGTCGTGCGGTCGCAGCCGAGTTCCCCGCTGATCTGCTTCCACGGCACACGGGCCGCACGCGACCAGACCAGCTTGCGCTCCGCCTCCTCGATCCAGAGCACCCAGTCGAAGGTCTGCTCGAGCCGGGTGATCGCGGCGGCCGAAGGCCAGACCCGCATGGGTTCCAGCTCCATCGCGAGGATCTCCTTTTCAGAGCGCAGCACCGCGGGCCAGGCGTTGAAGTATCCGCGCGCCTTGACCGGGGGCAGCTTGCGCAGGGTGCGGAACGCCTCCTCGAAATGATCGGCGACATCCTCCGCGGTCCATTCGCGATCAGCCATGACGCGCCTCCTTCCCTTGCCCGCGCTTGCCATAGAGCCTGGTGCCCAACTGCTCGACCAGCTCGCGCTCTGGCCAGGTCAGGCGCTCATCATCGACCATGACCGCGAGAAGCCCCTGTTCGTGCCAGCCCTCGCGCTTGACCCGGTCCGGATCCCGGCGCGTGCCGCCATAGCCCTTCGGGTGCCAGCGCATCGCCTTCATCGCTGCACCTCCGGCAGGAGCACGGCATAGCCGATGACGTCGACGAGGCTGTCGCGGTGGCCGGGGTCATGGGTCAGCCGCCCGAGCTTCAGGTCGATCATGCAGAGCACCACCTGCGCCGGCGTCACCGGACGGCCGAGGGTCAGCGACCAGCGCGCGGCGATGGCCTGCAGCGAGGCGTCGGCCGGGCCGTAGGTCTCGGCCCGCATCTCGAGGACCTGTGCGGCGTGGTCGAGGATGGCGGGGCGGGTCATGCCACGCCTCCGTTCGTCTCGAGGACCCAGAGCAGCAGCGCGATGGCGTCGGCCTCGTTGTCGTCGGCGGGCGAGAACCCGCGGGCGCGGGCGGCGGCGATCATCGCCTGCTTGGGCGCGTTGCCCTTGCCGGTGGCGTGGCGCTTGATGGTGCCGACCGGGGTGCCGGCGTAGGGGACGCCCCGCAGCTCAGCCCAAGCAGTCAGGGTTGCCATCAGGCCGCCGTAGATGTGGCTCGCGTCGGTGCCGGCGTGGCGGCGCACCTCCTCGAACCAGATCGCGGCGATGGGGCCGGACAGCCGGTCGATCTCGGTCAGCCAGCCGGTGAAGCGCAGGTAACGCATGCCGCCGCCGTCGAAGCGTCCGGGGCGGAAGCAGGCGGTGCCGCTGGTGATCATGCCGTCGTGGCCACGCAGGGCCCAGCCGGTGGTGGTGCCGAGGTCCAGCGCGAGGATGGTCCGGGCCGGCGCCGCGCGACCTTCGGGCTGCGGCGTCTGTCCATCGCGACCTTTCAGTGCGATGCCCCTGAACCCTCGTGTCCGGCGAGTCCTGTGTTTCGGAAAACCGAGCCTTGCGATCTCGCTGGCGAAGAGCTTCAGCGAGCCGGGATAGCATCCCTGACCATCCGCCCAGTCCTGCCAATCAGCAAAAAGATCGGCCGTCGTGGTACACACGTCGGGACCGAGGTCGCAGCGCTCGCGCAGCCAGAGGTCGACCCCATCGGAAAAGGTCAACGCGGACGCATAGGGTGCGACGGATGCAGCGGATAGATCCCTAGGGTCATCACACGCGTGCGCATGCGCGCGCGTAACGGTGATATAGGTATGACCCGTCGCATCCGTCGCAGGCCTTGTTTCACTGGTCATTGTCGTCCCCCGCAAACAGGTCAGAGTTGTTGTCGCAAAGCCTGATCCCGAGGAAGCCGCGGGCCTTTCGGGTGTTCTCTCGGGCAAATCCCCTCGTGCTCAGGGCCTCGAAGAAGCGCTTCATCGAGCCGGCGTATTCGCCATTGGCCTCGGCCCAGGACTTCCAGCTGTTGAAGAGCTCGTTGGAGCCTGCCCAGAGGGCGCTGGTGCCGGTCTGGCAGCGCTCCTCGATCCAGCGCCCGAGCGCGTCTTCCGCCTCGAAGTAATCGTCGGTGGCGGCCATCACGGCGGGCGGCGGACGCAGGCCGGTCTTCTGCCATTCGAGACAGCCCTGCAGCGCCCAGGCGAGGATGCCGTCCCGTTCGGCCAGGAGCCTGTCGGGCAGGCGCTTGTCGCGCCTGGCTGCGGGGATGGTCACCGTGAACGGCACCATGTGCAGCCGGCGCTTCATCGCCTCGTCGACGTTGCGGATGGAAGGCTTGTGGTTGCCGACGACCAGCAGCTTGAACTGCGGCATGAACTCGAAATAGTCCTGACGCATGAAGCGGGCGGTGATCTTGTCGCCGCCGGTCAGCGCCTTGAGCTTGCTCTCGGCCCACCGGCTGCCCTGCTCGGTCTCGATGGAGGTGACGATGCGTGCCCCACGCAGGCCGGCCATGTCGGTCGGATGGCGATCGCCGGTGGTCGCCATGAACATGTCCATGGGCGCGACGGTGGCGCAATCGCCCATGATGGCGGTCAGCGTGTTGGCGAAGACGGATTTGCCATTGGCGCCGGTGCCGTAGAGGAAGAACAGGGCATGTTCGGTCGTCACGCCGGTCAGGCAGTAGCCCGCCATACGCTGGAGGTAGGCCTGCAGCGCGGCATCGCCGCCTGTCACAGTGTCGAGGAACTGCAGCCAGACGGGGCACTCGCCCTCCGCAGCGGCGTGCGCGATCTTCGTCATGAACCGGAGAGGGTCATGCGCTGAGGCCGCGCCGCTGCGCAGATCGATGATGCCGCCCCGGGTGTTCAGCAACCAGGGATCCCGGTCCCAGACCTCCGTCGTGCTGGCATGGCGACGGTCCGAGCGCGCCAGACGCTCGACAGCGGAGACGGTCGCCGCGCTGGAAAGCTTCGTGCGTATCTTTGCCGAGGGCGAGCGGCGTGCCGCCTCGCGGCAGATGCGTCGCGCAAGGTCGAAGGCCTGGAGTGTGTCCTCGCGCCGCCAGAGGGTGCCAGTCCAGGTGAGCCATTGGCCCCAGGGCGCGACGTATCGCCAGACATCGGCATGGCGCGTGGCGAAACTGTCGGCCAGCGCATCCTCGGTGAACTGGACAGGGATCGGGCCGTCGCCGCCGCCGGCACTCCCTCCCCCGCCGTCGCCTCCTTCATCCGGCTCTCCCGCGACATCGCGATGGCGCTCGGCATCGCGTTTCCAGAGCCGCTCGGCCTCTTGGCGCAGGCGGTCCTCGGGCCAGGGCGGGTCGATGCGGGCCGCATTGTAGGCGACCATCTCTTCCCAGGCCTGCAGGGGCGTGACGTGGCCGTCACGGCATCGCCGGATCCAGTAGCCGATGACGCGGGAAAGCGCATCGAACCGCGTCTCGCCGTCGATGCCCCCTTCGCGGATCTTGCGCGCGAAGAGTTCGGTGACAGAGGCCCGCATTTCCGCTGCGCCGTTGAAGTCGAGCTCGTCGACGGCAGCGCCCTCGAGCGGCGGCATGGCCACGATGGCTTCGACCAACTCGCCAAGGTCGTAGTCCCGCAGGCTCGATCCGACGATCTCCACCAGGCGCTGCCGGCCGTTCTTCGCATGAACCGAACCCGCAACCCGGATGGGCTGATGGGCCGAGCGGAACGCCGTGTCGCCGCCGACCTTCGAGGCGATCATGTACCGCGCTCGACAGACGCGGGCGATATCCTCGCCCTTTGCGGGTTCGGTCAGTCGCCAATAGAGATGGCGCTTGGCTTGCCCTTCGGCGGTGATTCCGCCCGAGGCCACCTCCAGGGTGGGTGCTCCCAGGTGATCAACCAGGTGGTCCCGCTTGGCGGCGATGTCACCGTGGTCGAGATCGATCAGGACGACCTGCGTCTGCACCACGCTTTCCGCCCGCGCATCCGCTGCGGTTGCCACGGTGCCTGGAACGACGAAGAGCGCCATGCCTGCGCGCGCGGCCCAGTCGGCTTGCAGGGCCAGCTTGGCGGAAAGCTCTCCATCCGCTTCCAGGAAGGGCGTGTGCGACGGGGCTTCTGCCGCGCCCTTCTCGGGAAGGGCCCGGACCGGGGCGAACCCGTCGCAATAGCCGAACAGCACGTCTGCGAAACGGGCGACCATGGCGTGGTCGGGCTGGACGGGCTGAGGATCAGGCGCGTCGGAGACCGTCGTCACGACCAGCACCGCGCCTTCCACGCGCAGAAGCGGCACTCGAAATGCTCGGGGTCGGTGGTATGGCGTGGCAGCAGTTCGCCTGCGTCGCAGGCGCGGAGGATGGTCACCGCCTTGTCGCTGGCGCTCTGGGCCAGCGCGGCGTCGAAAGGGACCTGCTCGTGCCAGATCTCGCAGCTGTCCTTGTTGATCGCGGTGAACAGCGCGGGCGTCTCGGTGAGGCCGAGATAGCCCTGGTAGAGCGCGATCTGCGCGGCGTAGACCGGCTTGGCCCTGGCGACGCCGTGTCTGGCAATCTCTCGCCAGTTCTTGGCGTTGGCGGACTTGCACTTCCAGAGCGCAGGCGCTGCGAAACCATCGGGCCCCGCGACGATGACGCCATCGGCGTGTCCCTGGACCCGCGCGCCGGCGGCGGCAAAGCCGAACTGCTCGCCGTGGCGATTGCGCGTGCGCAGATCGAACCCGGCCTTGCGCAGCCACTCGATCGCCAGATCCTCGAGCACATGACCGAGGGCGAAGATCCGCAGCGACTTTCCGGAGAAGCCGCCGTCGGGATCGCGCGGCGCCTTGACGTATTCGTACTGCAGCCGGCGCGAGCAGATGTCGCCCAATCGGCTGCCGCCCAGATAGTCGCGTTGCGGCCGCACGGCGTGTTCTGCGAGGAGCGCCGCATCGATGCGCGCGTTCACGGCATCACAGAGGCTCGGCGGCTTCTCACGATGGTTGAAGTCGAGCAGGCCGGACATCAGAAGGGCACCTCCATCTCCGACCGCGGCGCACTGGCGAGCATCGCTTCCTGGAAGCCGTCGACGGCAGCCGTGCTGAGGGCGAGAGCCTGTGCCTCGCTGAGGTCGGCGAACCGCGTGGTCCATCCGATCTCGTCCATCAGTTCGGCCATGTTGCGGAGGGCGGCGCGTAGGGCTGCCTGTTCGCGCTCGTCGGGATCGATCATGCGCCGACCCCGAGGGTGGGCAACGCTGGCGCGCGGGAATGCGGGATGGCGCGGCGCGCCGGATTGGTGATGGTCATGGGAGAGCTCCAGATGCTCTCCTCACCTACCGGCGGGGGTCTCGGACTGTCGGATGGCGCAGGATGAAACACATGGCGAACATGTTCTTGTGCCGAACCCCTCGGGCCAGTAGCCTTATCCTTTCACGATTCAAGTCGGAGCCGAGTCGCGCATGGCGTCATTCAACCCGAAAGTATTCATCCGGCCGGATGGCCTGAAACGAATTGCCAACGTTCACCTGATCGCTCTGCTTGAGCCATGGCGGGAATACTTTGCGGGGCGTGAATTCGTCTTTCCGACCGATCCCGAAGAAGAGTTTCCGCATGGCGACTTGGCCAGAGTTCTGCTGACCTACGATCCCGACATGCCGACGGACCTAATGAACGGCCTCTATTACATCGACGAGGCCGCCTCGGATGAAACCATCGAATGGCTGCTTGAACGCGCGGCCGAGGAGGGAATCGCGATCTCGCACGCCGCCAAACCGACGACTGCCGATGTGGCCGTGCAGATCCACCTCGCACGGCCCGGGATCTTGGAGGCAAGAACCGTCCGGGCGATCGCCTTCAACAAGTCGGCGTTCCAGTACTATCCCGGCAGGCATGGCGACGGTCGCGAGCTTCCGGATGTTACGGAAACGCATCT